TGTCCATAGATCTCTACATTCTTTTCCATATGGACTATAGATAGCAGGTACTTGAGCCATGTTAGGGCTATGGTGTGCCATTCTTCCTGTAATAGTTTTTAATGTAAGAACTCTACCTCGTACTCTTTCATCTTCTTGACATTCCTTTATCCATGCTTTCAATAGTCCGGTTCTTTTTTGTAGTAAGAAAAACCTACTAAACATTTTAGCTTCTGGCATATCAATTTCATTTAGAATTTTTTCATTAACAATGATATTGCCTTTGTCTGTGTACTGCTTTGGCTTCCATCCTTTTTGTTGAAGACGTTCTGCTATTTGTTTTCTGCTTGCTATATTAAAAGGTATGTACTTAACTTTAGTTTTTAACTGCACTTCAGTTGGCGGAAATATTTCCTGAGCTTTTTCCTCAAGTTTTCTTTCTTCCTGTTCTAATTGAGCCAGCAAAACTGTAGCTTCTCTTATCTTAAAAGCAAAACCATTTCTTTGTTGCTGATCTATTATAGTGCGTATGTTATGTTCAAGCCTTATAGATTTTTCTGAAAAGTCTTTGCCTTCTTTTTCCAATTGATGTGCAACTCTCCAAGTAAGTTCCGTATCACGGATACAATATTCCAGCATGTCTTTGCTGTATGATTCGAACTCATTAAAGTCTCCTTTATTATAGTTTAAACGATTACCCCATGCTTCCAAGGAATGACCGCCTTCTCGTATTGGATTAAACAGTTGTGATTCAATGAGTGTATCTCTTACTTGGCTAACTTTAATATCACAATTTAATATTCTATTAAGAATAGGGGCGTCAAACGACACCCCATTATGCATAATAAATTGATCTATTTTTTGTGACCACTCTGGAAACTTTTTACATTCATCAAGCACCCATGTTTTTATTTCTCCTGTATCATAATCTTTTGAAACAATGCAATGTATCTTTGTTGCATTCAGCGAATCAGTTTCAATATCTATGATTGCTTTCATCACATATCTACTAGCTTTGCGTCCTCTACATTAATATGAAAATAATTTTCATTTCTTGTGTTACGACCATAAGCTTTTTTGACTTTGCTCTCCGCTACAGTTTGTCCTGCAATATGCCAAGCTTGCTTACAATCATTTCTAAATACAACAAATGTTAGCTTATCATTTGGAAATTCTTTTTGCCAACGCTTAATCAACCTTTCCTTTCTAAATGGTATGCGTACATCTTTCCAATGTTCAGGCCACTCTCCTTTCCAAGAATATTTTATTTCAACTTCATAAAAATATTTTCTGAGTTCGATTGTAGAGATATCATGATCAACCTTGTTACATACTAAATCAAATGACATTGTTTCTTTATCATCTATATTTACGTAACCATTTAGGTTCAACCATTCTATCATTGCTTTTTTAGCAGGAGGATCTGACTTATCGTATAAATCTTTATCAAAGGGTTTGATCATATTCATCATCCTCTTCCTGTTCAGTGCGATCTATCTCAGTCATCCTACCAGTTTCATTATCATAATGCAAGTAGGCAGCTATACCTGTATCTCCAGTATACCTGTTCTTTAGTATACGTAATACAGTTGTATTCGCTTCAATAGGATCATCGGCTTGCTGATTACGTTCCAAAGCTATCACCGAGTCAGATAGGTGTGCAATAGCTGCTGAACCACGTAGATGTGAAAGAGATACTTCACGTCCATCTTCATGGCCTCTATCACCCATTGGCCTTCTCAGGTGGCTTACTAACAATAAAGATATTCCTGTTTCCTCAACCAAAGATCTAAGCTTAGTCATCAATATATCAATGGACTTACGTTCATCTCCATTGTCTTCCTGACCAGATACTAGGATAGATAAGTGATCTAATATCACCCACTTTGTATCCATAGCTTTAGCCATAAAGCGAATACGATTAAGGATTTCATCATTACTGATACTACCAAAATGATCAAAGGCAAAGAAACGATTTGTACCTACAGTTTTATCACGCCAATCTCTTAGTTCATCTAAGCTGTGTTGATCTCTAACTTCTTTAATATACAATCTAGTGTTGGCTTCAACAGACATCAGGTGGAATATTGTATTCTTAACACTTTCTTCCAAGGCAAAGAATCCAATATTATCTTTGGTATTTTTAAGAAGGTGATGTGCAAGTTCCCGAATGATACTTGACTTGCCCATACCAGCACCGGATGTAAAGCATACAAGTTCACCAGTACGAATACCATATGTTTTCTTGTTCAAACCTTCCCAAGGATAAGGGCAGGTATCACAATAATCTTCTTCAAATAGTTCATCACCAAAAGAACCAAGATTGATAATTCCAGCAGGAGTATATGGATCTGCATCCCACCATGCTTTAGTAAATCTTTCTCGCTGATTTACCTGAAGATATTCATTAGGATCTTTAAGATCCAGATTAACAATACGACACTTATTAGGTTCAAATATTTTAGCTACATCTTGGGCTGCATCTTTCCCTTGCTTATCACTATCAAAACATATCACAATGTTTTCAAAGCTGTTAAGAAAATCAAAAGACTTTTTACAGTTACTGGCTGCTGATTGTGCGCCATTCTTTACAGATACTACAGGCCATTTAGAACCAAGCAACTCATAAGCACTCATGGCATCCAGTTCACCTTCTACTACGGTGACATACTTGCCGCCCTTACTAAATAAATTTTCTCCAAAGAGAACAGCTTTAGATAAATCTCCTTCAACCCAGAAGTCTTTGTTTTCTGTTTTTCTAATTTTGGAAGCTACATGCTCACCATTTTTATCAAAGTATTTATAAATGTGATGGCTCTGATCAGTACCACCATTATCATTTACATATGTATTATAAACTTTGGCTGAGTTTTCAGAAATCTTACGATCAGTTAAAGCTGCTAAATAACCTCCAGTTTTTAAAGAAGATGGTTTATGTGTTGGTACAGTATTTGTTTCCATATTAAAATCCTCGTTATTAGAAAAGCGTGTATCACAAACAAAACAAAAAGAATGCCCATCACTATGTTGGACATTCCCATCACTCGACCCACATTCAGGACATGGACCTCTCTTTAGCCAGCCTTCAGCCATTACCATTTGCCTTTGCTATATTGAAAAATATCATCAGCGATATTATTTCGTTTTGCTTTTACCTCTCTTTCTACAGAAACTAAAGTTTCGATTTGATCTATCCTTTCCATATTATTAAAAGGTTCTTTAAAAGTAATTATAGGACTTTGCCGTCCTTCTCTTTTCTCTATTACAATTAAAACATCATTCATTTTCTTTAACTTTCTTTATAGTATATTTAAAATTAGGATCAGATCCTAAATGATACCATAAAATATAACGATAATCAAGAGCTTCTTTAGCTGCCTTAAAAGTTTTATGGCTTTCCATAACTTTTTTCTTATCGTTATGTTCCATTACAACATTCCAAATACTACTCACGGGCAGCGCCCCTCAAAAGAGGGGGCGTTGACCGTGTTAATTATACTCATCAATATCATTTTGAATGTTCTGAATAAATTCATTTTGATCAGCTAATATATCTTGCAGTTCTTCTTTGGCAAGTCGTCTTGCAGTTTTAGAATCATACCCTTCATTCTGATATTGATTGGTAAGTTCTTTAAAAATCTGCTTCCTTTCTTTTTGCCAAAGATTTTTAGCCATTGTACTAACTTGCGCTTTCTTCTATATCATCCCAGAACTGGGCTACATCGACTTGATCATGTGGATCATAACCACATTCAATCATAAAATCATGCAGCGCATTATATTCTTCTTTGTTTGTTTTAATTCTTTCTCTATAAGCTTCAAAGTCTATTACGTTTTCGTTTTGTTTTTCTGTTTTCCATGAGTTGTCAATACCAATACCACGAATTTTTTCCAAGTCCTTAGTCAAAACATCAATCCTTTTCTGTGAACGGTTCAACTGTCGTTTCAATGTGTTTACTTGTTTGGTAAGTAATTGTTTTTCTTTATCAATTTCTACCATATCGTCTGCTCCTTTAATTGGTCTGGTAAACCTGCCGCCTACGTAATTATTATAATAGGCATACTTATCTGTTCCGTCAAGTATTTTTGTCAAGACTCCAAGCTTCATCTGATAATGAAGCTCATAGTATTTCATGGTTCTTTTGTTCTCGTACTGATCTATTATCTCGAACTTAAAATTTTTCTTTCCTATTTTTTTGATATCTTCAAGCAAAGCTTTTGAAGACCCCATATATTCTTTCCAATTAGATGCTACATTTTTTTTATTTCTTTTTACAAAATACTGTTTGCATCCTATATAAGCTTGCTTTGTTTTTTTGTTGGTAATCTTATAGACAAAACCAAAATACTTATCAGGGTTTGGTTTTATTTTTTTGGTATGTTTCCAATGCATTTGTTATTATGAAATCCACCACTCCCAAGAAAACATTTCAGGTGCTTTCTTTTTAGATGCTTTCTTAGCAGCAGCTACACCTGCCTTGATAGCTTTACGCTTCTTGGTTTTTGTTTCTATCATCTTGTCAATAACATCCAGAATTTCCAGCACGTTTGCTCGGCTGTATTCTTCTTCTTCCAAAATGTATCTAATTTTTTTTAGCTTTTGTAGGTCAGTCATTCTACTTGCTCCAATTGTTTTAAGTATAGTAAGTTTAATACCATTCTTTTAATTCTTCAACCTCTGGAAGTCTTGCTACTTTTGTAAGATACCTTTTATTTTTTGCATAATTAAATACCCTAAGTCCTTGACCATCGTTAGCATCTGCCCAACACTCTCTTTTATAGTCACAATAAAGACAACCAATAGGAAGCTTATAGTTGCCAGACTTACCATCAGGTATATCGGAATAGCACCTATCAGGTATACTATTGTCTGAAACCATTTTTTTGAGATATTCAACACGTTCTTTAGCATTAATCATTTCCAATGAATGTATTGAAGTTAAACATATTTCACCACTAGATTTATCAATAGCTAGAAAGGCAGCTTTATCAACGCCATTGGCTTGAGCATATGCAGATATCTGAGATATGTATCCAAAAGGATCGTCTTCATAAAGCCTGTTATATTTAAATTTTTCAAAGCTTTTTCCTGATGCACTTTTACAATCGACAAGAACACCATCTATCACTGCATCTTGATGGCCTTTGACACCTTCAATATCTAATTCTTTTTGAGTTTCTTTTACACTATGACCAGCAACACGAGTAAGAAGAAGGAGAAGCTCTTCAAGGATATGACCATATAAAAATTTAATTTTTGTGGAAGAAGGTAAAGGATTTGTTTTCTGTTTTAGATTAGACCTATACCATAGCTGTCGATTAGGTTTTCCTATAGCAGACAGTCTTAATTTATTATCATCTTTTCTATCTTCGCAAAGAGATAATGTAATTTGACTGCAAACTTCTTCAGCAAATTTATTTAAATGTTCTGGTAATGTTTCAAGTTGTTTTTTTGTTAGACTACCATCATCAAAAAGACTGTAAATATCTTTTACTAAATTATTAATATTTTTTCTAGGCATGGGAAATGGGGGGAGCCACAGAACGTGGCCCCCCTTTCAGGTTATGATGCAAAAGGAATATCATCATCAGATGTATAGCCTGATTCCACAACATCGAAATCTTCACCTTCACCATCAGATGCATACGGTACAAGTTCAACCACCTGTACTTTTTGTAGATCAGCAGACCTACCTTCTTTGTTCTTCCATGTCCAATCGTATGGACGGTAAAGAACATTAACTTTAGATCCGTTACCAATCAATGTATTAAACATTGGCTGACGTTGAGAATCTACAAGTTCAGGTGCTTGGTTATTACCATTCTTACCTTCTACTTTACGCTTAATGGTTACGAAATCACCACGTTCATCACCTTTATTTTTTACTGATAGTCCGTCAGCTTTAACTTTAGAAATGTTTTCAGCATCCAGACTTACATCAATAGTCCAGCAAGGTTCAAACGTAGTGTTAGGCTGTGAAATTGAAGCCCAATAAGCAGTACCTGAGATTACAGTCATTGTATTCCTTTCCATTTATAATGACTATTAAGTTCTAGCATATCTTATATAGGGATGTCAACAAAAAAATCAATGGATACGATCAATAATTATATCCATGTCATATTCATAAACATCCGGTACAGAAGATTGCAGATCGTACAAAACCCTAAGAGCGTCTTGTTTACTCTTGAAGATTTCAATCTTGGTCCCGGCATCATTTGTCATTGGTGTAATGCTTTCAAAGATACCGGAACCAAAATTATCAGTGCAATACTCTACTAAAATATATGACATCGCACCTCCTTTATGCTGCTTCAAGTTCTTTCCATTGTATTGAATTAATCATGTCAGATACTCTGTCTTCTCGCAGCTTAACAGTGTTACGATTTTCTTTTATACCTTTAGTATCTCTACCGTAATAGAAATCACCACCAGATTTACCTGACATTAAACTAGGATGAGAAGACCAATAAGTAGCAGCGTTGTACACATTGTAAAGTGTACCTCCTGTGTTAGTAGCGTATTTATCATAAGCACCACGACCAGTGATGTGTCTGCTTTCTTCATCAAAGATCTTCATAAGATTAGATAGCATGATTTTATT